CGCTCGACCGGCTGCCCAAGCTCGTAAGCTAAGGCAAACGTATTAAATACGTCACGGCCAAACGAGCCGCGCATTAGTTTTTTGTGTTCGTTATATCGTGCTCCTCCGTAAGCACTACGTCCAAAAGCTCTTTCGTGACCGCAGGATTTATTTTGTTCTGCAAAATTTCTACAAGGTCAGTTTCGCCATCGTCTTTAAAAATAGGCTCGCCAGAGTCTGCTAATACAACTCTCGACGGTATTTCTTTTAGCAGAGCGAGGTTGGGATCATCGGAGGTAAAAACTTGTTTGCGCTCTGCCCAAGACATGCGCGTAACTTTAACGTCTACTGGGTTTTCCCCCAACGTTAACAATTGTGCATCAAAGGTTTTGGAGTCAGACCACTCTGACAATAAGGTTTCGAGAATATCCATGAGAATTTGGTGTTGTATGAGGTGAGATGAGAAGAAGGGCTGAGAAGGGCGTTGAAGGACGAGCGAAGGACGCGGCAAGTTCACCACCTGCCACGTCCGACTCGTCTCTTCAACAACCCCTTCTCAGGAGCTATTAGGCAGCCGAACCTTTCGTTAGCGAACCATCGCCAACTAGTTGGACGGTTTGTGTTATTTTCGTCGAGGTACTGGCTGTATCTGAAATATTACCAACTCGAACATAACCTTTGTAAAGTGGATCACCAGTTGTTTTGGTATTCGGATAAAGCACAAAGTAAGTTTGATTACCAATGTCTGTCGCGTCAATAGTAGCACTCGATCCCACATCAGATTTTTGCCAAAATAAGGTCAAATCAAGGGTCCAAGCTTTGCCTGTCAATTCTTGTTCGTCCCACCCGGTAACAGCGGAACTGCCGCCATCGCTATTTGACAGCATCGCAGTTGTATTGGTTGTGTTAAATTGGGGAGTGCTGGTGAGCGTCCAATCCGTAAGCATTGGTACTTCTAGAGCACTGCTTATGTCGCTTGCCGAGTCGGTTGCGCAAAATGCGATGATTCCGTCTTTGCCTGTCGTTACTGTGCCGTCTGCTGCCATGTTATTCTGGTGTTAGTGTTTCGTTGTATTCAATGGTGTAAATTTGCGAAATAATCCCGGTCGCAGGATCATCGGGAAGTAAGTCAATACCTTGCGTATTCATTTGGAGCATTAAGCCGCTCGGAAAAGCACCTGATAGTAATGAAGCTTCAACGCTGCGTTCTAGTTCAAGAGCTAACGTCAACAATTGGTTTTCCGTATCACCGCTTGCGAATGTCTCGGTGACAGTAAGCTGGACGACTTGTACTCGCTCGAAGGCAGAGTCTCCCATCGTCAATCTTTCGCTGTTTAATTCGCCAAAACCAACGCTGCCTCCAGGCCGTTCAAATACGTCTTGTTTATTGGAAACAATATTGCCATTTCCTGAGAACGATAACGCTTGGAGCAAACCAATTAAGGTAGCTTTTGACGAAATGACAGATGCGCTCATCTATTTGGTCAAAGTAAATGTCGTTTGCCCGTCGTCCGATATAGCATCCAGAATCGTGTGCGTTTTACCGTTCCTAACAATCGCATCGCCTTCGCCGTAAATATCGACTAAGTTAACGGCAAAAGTAGCCTGTAATCGCTCAGTGTTATGTGTTATGCTTTCACCTCCAGAAAGCTCGTCAGTATCCATACTGACCTCCCCGCGCTCCCAAATGCATGGCAAAACCTTTCGGTTACTCCCGTCAGCAGATTGTATTGCAACACTGACAGCAAAAGCACTTTTGCCAATTAGGTTAGGATCATTTGCGGGCAACATAGCTCTATTGTTTTGGCGGTCTACCTACTGGCTTTGTGCCAGTTGGTTTTGCTGCAATTGCTTTTGGCGAACCTTCAGGAGCCCATCGATTTGATGCAATCATGATTGCGGCTTCGTTTTCAACTACGGAAACTTTTGCTCCTACTCCCTTATGTTCACCGCGATGCACGGCACTAGAGAGACATGTTAATGTGAGAGTTTGTTCAGGCATTGTTTTGAGAGTTATCGTTATTTAAGGAGGGTTAGCCTACACACTACATGCGGCTAACCCTCCAAAGGTGTGTTTTGATTAAGCAATATCAGTAGCAACCGCAAAGTTTGCAGCTTGCATGACTCGCCCGTCAACGTCTTGGAAGACCCTAACAACTCGGCCACCAGTGGCGACCTTAGTAGCCAAATCGATATTGAGTTCGAGGCCACCCCACATCGCCATAAAGTAAGCGGCAGGGTTCCCGTAGATGAATCCTGTCTTGTCGGTATTCAGTGTCCGTGGAATGGTGTTGCCAATATAGACTCGGCCAATGTCGGTATCGAGGGCATTTGAGTCGCCTGGAACACGCGCAGCAATAGCGTTGTCGCTTCCTGTGCCATTCTTAAACGTAGTAAGCAACAGACCTTTACCGTGTGAATTGGTGAAGCCTACAGCATTTGAAGTATTAGCATTGGCATCGCCAAGCTTCTCTTCAAACTCTAGCAATTTAGCATAGCTTAATGAGCCACCCGTGGTGACGCTACCAATACCGGACGCATTAAACACACCCTCAGGCACCGTAGAACTCCCAGCACCATTGATAGCGGCGGAATCAAGCGCGATTCTAACACCCCGCCTCATGCTTGCAGTCAGCAAGTTTTCGACTTGTGGGGTAGCTTGCTTAAAGGCTTTGCGCGTAAATGGAACGCGACCACCAAGAGTCTTGTAGGTCAGAGCTAGTGAAGTTAGCGTGTAGTCGCCTTCCGTTGGCTCAGTGTCTTCGCCTACCCAATACATTGAAGGATTCGTCAGCTCGATTGGGATTGTGACATCGCCTCGGAGACCACCTAGCATAGTTACTCCGCGCTGCAAAAACACAGTATCTTCGCGTAGAGACTCGATAAACATTTCATCGAGCAGATCGTTATCGACAATTTTTGCTGCTTCCGCATTGCCGCCAGAATCGACGGACAATAATGCTCGCTGACTTAACCGACCTTCAGCAACAGCTCTAGCGGCATTACGCTGGACAACATCTTGCATGACAATATCAAGCGGAATCGCAAAATTGTCATTATCGCGATCTTGGCGCTTTTTCACTTCATCAGAAACCTCACGCTCAAAACGTGCTTTTTCTAAATTGCCGGAAGAGAGTGCGTCCATAACGTTGAATACGCTAAAACGTTTTTGCTCTTTCGCGGATAGTCCAATTTGCTCAGTGGTTACCCCTTTTGATCGAGTGTCATAATCTTTTAGGACCGCAGCATTAAAATCTTGAACGCTATCACCTCGCTCAATGGCAGCTTCGGCAAGCGATTGCATCTTGTATTTTTCTCCTGTCCGACCAATAGCATCGCGACGGGCAAGTTCGGCTTTTACCTTATCGTCAGCAAGACGTTGGATTTCTTGAGGATCAGGTGCTTGTCGAATAACTTCCACCTTGTGGTCATTATCAAATGTTGGCGAAGCGGCTTCAGGTTCCATATCTTTTTTTGTATTTTGAGTTTGCAACCGCGAATTGATAGAGCGTTGCTTTGCCTCTGAGAGTTGGCTTTTATCAGCGCTCCGACCAAAGCCTGTGCCATGGTCAGCGGGGATAGTGACAAATGACCCCTCAAGCGGTTCCCAATCCGTGACGCGCCACGTTTCTCCCCTTTCGTCGGTCTCGACTTTTTCCTCGTTATGTATGCGAAAACCAACCGAGGTATTACGCAAAATACCTGCGTCAATATCGCGCTTCTTTTGTGCGGCGAAATCGTTCGCAGAGAGTTTTACCTCTATATGGATTCCGTTATCTTTTATTTCCGCAGATTGGATGACGCCAATTTGCTCATTACGGTCATGCATCCATAGGACAGGTGCATTGCCGCCTTTTAACCAATCCATTCTTATTTCGCCCTCTCCGTGCCCTAATATTTCCCGCACGCCTGGGTAAACATTAACAGGCTCATCCGTCGTCAAGCGTACTGTGTAGACACTTTCCTCTGGGCCTGAAGCAGAGCCATCGAGGCGACCAGCATCGATGGCGGTCGCCTCGGAAAGCGACCTAAAGAAAACAGTTCCTTCGTTGTTTAGACTTTTCGCTGTGCTACTCATGCACAGTCTTGAGGTGGTATTTAGCGGCCAACCACCATGCTCTCTCGAATAACGTCCGCAGTCCGCTCGACCGACTGCAATACCTTTTGGTATTCAGCGAGCGCGTTTGCGTGCATTTCTGTTACGTCGTTGCCTGCTGTCGGGTTGACGCCTCGTATTTGCGCGTCATGGACGATCAACGTTTTGTGCATATCGAGTTGCACGAGTGACCCTGCTTTTAAGGCAATACTTACATCGTTCAGTTTGGAAGTCATTTGCTCTAGCATCCAGCGTATGACTATAATAAAAGCAGCGCCAAGCACTCCTACGGCTCCAAGTTGCAGAAACGGTTCAATGTTCATAATTCTTGTTTTTTCCTAAAGAACCCAAGAGAATCATTGTATTGGTCCACCACGCCACACTTCCGCCACGCATACCCACCAAACAAAGCTACACTGCGGTACATTGCCGCTAGCCTGTAAAAAGGTATATTCTGTTTTGCTAGGGCAATTCCAAAAAGTTTGTCGCACGTTTTTCGGCTAATTTTGTTCCAGCCTTTCGATCCGTAAAAGTAATCGTGAAGCAGAGCAGGAGCCCAAGTGGGTTGAGATTGCGGAATGACCCATCGCAAAAGTGTTGGGATAGATGCTCCATCAGTGATGAAACCAGCAGGAACTGTTATATCCTCGGACCAATGATCAATTGTTACTGTGTAATCTACAGGTTTATGCACCGAAAATAATACTTCATCGCACCCGACTAACGAAAATGGTCGTAATATTGGCTCGCAATGCCAAACAACGTCGATTGGGTATGGTCGTCTCATGTTTGCCGTAATAGAGACACTCAATCTTCTTGTTCGCCGTTGTCGTCGTCGTCGCTTTGTTGCGCTGCTTGCAACCCCTCGAACACCTTTAGGCCACGTTTCTCGGCTGCTTTTTTAAAGTCTGCTTTTTCGTCGAGTATCACTTCATAATCCTCGCCGTGCAGCTCTTCGACAAGTCGCTGCTCGCTAGTAAGGTTGCTTTCCAGCGCACTTTGGTTTGCTGCCATGTCTTTTGCAGGGTCAACCCATTGCCAGCCACGCGGCTGGAACCTATAACACTCATCCTCTAGCAATAACCTTACCTTGGTCTCGTCACCACGCATAGCCCCTGACAATAGCGCTGCCTCGGCCCAACAATGTAGATCCGGTTCTAAATGATGCTCGATGTAAAAAGCTTGCAAGCAACGATATACGTCTCGCTGCGAAATAGCAGCTTGCCGAAGTGTTGAGTAGCTTGTTCCCTTAAGGTCATTAAACATCATGGTGTAGTCGCCACCTACCGAACTAGCTAACCCTCGGCCCATCGCTTGAATAAATTCGTCCAAGTTTCCGGGAGGGTAGGAAGGGTCAAACGTCTCGACATCCAGGCCCCTGGGTAATCTTTCGGCCATCCCAGGCTCAACTTCTTGGCGCAGGTGCAACTCATCGTCATCTTCGACGCCAGGCTCAGCTCCGTCATCTCCACCGCCATCCCATTCGTCGTTAGGCTTGTAAAATAGCATCTTCGATGCTGCCACTCGCGAGCCTACTGCAATAGCTTCCTCAAATTTATCGAGCATTCTCGCCCTAGTCGCGCCTGGCGCAATAAGTGGTACGCCTCGCACTTGTCCAGGCCGCTCACGAAAATAGGAATGCTCAACGAATTTGGCTTCGACTCGCACATGTTCGCGCTTTTCGTTAGTTTGCCAAATGTGCTCGGTTGGGTGTTCCGTTAAGAAATGATAGGCAACTGGCCTAGCATCATCGTCAAACTCAACCCCCATTTTCAGAATGTTATTATTTTCCGCCAATGGATAGCCTCTACCATTAAGTGAATGATCAAGCTGAGCAGCGTCTACAAATTGCCGTGCATATCCATATTTGTTGTATTTGGTGCTATAACGCCTAATTAGAATGACTTCACCGTCAACGGCAAGGCGGTCCAGCCACATGTCTCCCATATCGCGCCTTGATAACCCTCCCTCGACTGTTGGACTATTTTTGATTTTACCACTACTAACGTAGTCAGCCTCAAAAAGATCGTTGAATACTTTGTCTGGGTTGCGACGGTTGTTTTTGCGGCATGACCGAAGCTTTATTCCTTTGGGGCCAATTACATTTACCTTGTTCAGTCGCAGGAAAGCTCGAACATAGTCGTTATTGCGTTCAAGGTCTCGCGCACGCGCTAATACTTTAAGAGCCTGTGGGTACCAAGCTGCATTTGCTGACACGTCTCCGACGTCCCAGCCAACAAACGAATCGCTGCTACCAGCAGAATAGAAACGCTCCTTCGACGTAGCAGCTGGACGGTGGAATTGGCCAGTGGTGAGGTTGTATTTGAAGTTACTCATGGCATGTAAGTACGAACAGGTCGCCAACTGGTTTTGTTTGTTGGCCGCATGCCAGCCTCATACTCGGCAATGCCAATTTTTTGCACCAAATAGCTTCGGTGGTTACGCAGCTCAGCTAAAGACATGTAGCTCATCTCGCGTTCGCCCACTGTCGTCTGTATTTTCATTTCCTGTATGCCTTGACCGCCAATGACCGCTTCAATCGCTGCGTCCGTGGCTTTTAGCTGTAGCCGTAACGCTCCCACCTGCTCTGGCGTGCTGCCCAGAGCCGATAAGACTCGCAGCGATGCACTAAGCGGCACATAAGCATCGTCACTTTTTGTCACCTCAACATCGACGGAGTAAGTTCCTGCCGACCAATTGGCAGAGCGCGATGCTGCGGCAGTAACAACCCAGCCAGTATTAGCACTGTCTGCCGTAGCTTGGATCAATATGCATTCTTGACGTTTTGCCGTTGCTGGAGGGGTCAGGTGCAGCGTGGAAACATACCCTGCCAATGGAGTGTATTCAGAGAAACTGTAACTCCAGCTGAGGCTAGTTCCCGCTCGGTGGGTATTAGGTATGGGCACACATACACAACCTGCTTTTTATCAGCGCACCCCAAGCCAACTGCTTTTTGGCTTTTTGCGTTTAATGGGCAGTTTCCTTGCTGTTTTCTTAGGTTTTGGTTTGTTTGTTCCAGTTTTTTCGGGTTTTGCCTGCTCATCTTTTATGCCTGCTTTTGCATTTTTTGCTGCTATGCGTCTCTTGTCTCGGCGAGACATGACGCGAAGTTGAATAGGCATACTGCGCAGTGCAGCTAACGCATAGACTCGGCAATCCAACGCTTCGTTACGTTTCGACACTTTGACAAAGGTTACTCGTGGCTGGCCATTAACCCATTTCACTACCTTTTGTTCTGCGGTTAGTTGTTCAAAATAATTGATACCGTAATGCGCTGGGAAATGCATACGGCCAGTAGTTTCCGTCGGGTTACTTAGGCGTGCATAGATTACTTCTTTTGCAGTATCTGTCCCAATAATGGCTAGGTGCGTGCGAGATTTTTTTAGGTGACTAAACCGCGCAAATATAGGCTGGCCAGTAATGGACGAGCCTTTGCATGGGTAAATATGCCGGGCACGTTTGCCTCGACAAAAGGTGTAAACATTATCGGTGCGGTGTCCTCCAGAATCGATGAATGCGGCTTTAATGCGCAGCTCTGTCCCATCCTCGCGAACATATCTTTGCTCTAACAAGAATTGATCTAGTTTTTGGCGTGTTTGTTTAAGCGCTGGATCGCCAATAATAGTTGTGTAATCGAGCGACCATGACTCCTCGCCTAAGCCAAATCCAACGACTTCAGCTTCGAAGCGATCATCCTGCGTATCAATGCCAGCAGTAATGATCAAAACATCATTTGGCATGCGATCACTGCTATAATCCTCTCGCTGCGCAAATATTTTTTCGGAATCGAGATCAGCTACGGCTGCACTATATGGCTGACCTAATACCGTGTTCGTAAAAACTTGCTCTCGTTCTGGGTCCCCCTTCACTTTTAGCCATTCGTCGCAAATATCCTTCCAACCCATAAACGGCGAATAAGCGGTCCAAATAAAATAGCCTCGACGTGTCTTTGGAGCTTCTGTCCGCGTGGGTTGCCAGTAGGCACTGCCACCGGCTAACTTGTCGCGAATCATTTCGAACCGTTCATTCTCTGCAATATAATCATCGCAAAGTTGGCATTGGTATTTGGCGTAATTGTCGGAATCTACGTCAATACAAAATTGCTTCCATTGTAGCTCTATGTGTTGTTTACAACGGGGACAAGGCACCATGTAAACACGTTTGTCGGTTTCGTTGTAGCCTGTCTCAGTTCGCGACAACCCCTTCCGAACAGGGGTGCCTCCTGCTACAAAAAGCCGATTGAAAAACGTTGTTTGCCGCCTTTGAACCAACGCGATTGGATCGCCTTCACGTTTTCCTCCTTCACCTGCCGAAAAAGGGAAACGATCAACTTCATCGCAGATGACAATTCTGATAGGGCGTCCAGCAAGACCAGCTGGTGAATTTGCACCAGTTAATTGAAGAAACCCACCTGGAAAGTTTTTCCGCAATATTGTGTTGCCGCTATTTTTAGCTCGATGGTCAGTAAGTATCGCAAGGCTAGGGCTGTCACGTAACATTGTTGCAATGCGGTCTTTGCCGTATGACTCTGACATCTCAATTGTAGGCTGAATCATCATGAGAGGCCCAGGATCAAGCTGCATATAATAGCCTATTGCGTTGTTCAGGTTCTCACTGTAAGCAATTTGCGAGCTTTTCATCATCCAGATTTCCATGACTTGTTCGTCACTGCCGCACAACACGTCCAGAAGCTCACGCATGAATGGCGTTGTATTAATAGCAAAATCACCAGGTTGAGCACTAGCTTCCGGCGACAACTTGCGATATTTCACTGCCCATTCGCTGCCGCTAATTGTTGGCGGCACAGCAAAGCATTCACGCCACGCTAGGCCAATGCGGCCAAGTGCAGATTCGTGTGAAACTTGCTTTTTCATCGCGTCACCTGCGAGCTAACAAATGCCCAAAAGGGCCAGTAAGCGGTATTCTATTTACTCGGAAACCCTCGCGCACAAAGTAATCAATCAATTCATCAGATTTTAGAGGCGAGACGTTATCGTGGTATTCAAGTGCGATATTTTCTATACCACTGAGAGATGGGTATCCCTTGAAAAACAAGCCTTCTGCACCCTCGCAGTCGATTTTTAATAAGGTGATAGCACTAGCAGCCAATTCGCAAACAGTTTTAAAATTGACTGTTAATACCTCTTCTGTTTTTGATAAGTCACCTTCAACGCTTTTTTTGAACAGCATGTGGCCGCCAGAGTATGCACTCTTGTAAAGCTTAGTTATGCTATTGTCAAAACTGACAGCGGCACGATAAGGTTTCACGTTGTAAGCCTTCTTTTCCAAAAGGTTAATTGTTAGCGACGCGAAGTTTTCTAGACACGGTTCTATAGCGATGATATTACGCACGCCTATTACTTTTGATGCATAAAGCGAAAAGACTCCCACGTTTGCGCCTATATCCACGACTACAGACTGACTGTTTAATTCAACGCCAGCCGTATAGACGCACTTATTTTCGACTTCATTTATGATTACGTTTAGATCATTCTTAGTTTCCTTCGGCGTATGTAGATAATTTAAAACGTCATTCATCTTCGTAATCTGAAAGAGCTTTTAGCGCTTTAAGTGTCTCACTGTCGATTGCAGCTTTAATGCGTCGCTGTTCCGTCACTGTTTTCCCCACCTTTGGTCCAATAGTAGAGCCTAACGAAAGCAAGCGCTGCCTTATTTCTCGCCCGAAAGGGGCAAAAATTGCGACTACATCTTCAGCAGCAACTAGTTCTTTTCGTGCGAGAGCGTTCTTCATTTCTTGATCATCGGCCTTGGCGCAAGCTAGGCGGGCTTGTTCCTCGACCAAATCTAGTCGTTCTTTTGTGGTTTGGTCTCGCCCAGCAGCAGCGACTCTTAGTTTGTCACAATATGCTTTTGCAAATTCGACAAGCGAATATGGCGGCGATAGGCCAGCAAGGTCCGCAACTTCTTTCACGGTCGAACGGTCAACTCCGAACAGTGCCGCCATGCGAGATTGCGGGACCTTGCTGTAATTAATAATGTCCACGAAGGCTACCAGCCACCTTGCCTTGGCGGTTGCTCAGCAGGTTGCTGTTGGTATTTGTTAGCAGCAGGCTGGGCAGCTTGATCGCTGTCTGGAGGGTAACAAGCCAGCCAACCATCCCACTCTGCACTTATCGGAACATTATCGAGCTTCACAGCTCGTCTAGTATCTCCGTCGTCGCCAGTTTCGGCGAATACGGCTCCGACTTTTTGGTAACGTTTCTTCGTTTGTCCTTGGACCTGGTATTCTCCGACCGTTGCGACTAGGTTGTATATTTTTTCCATGTTTTGTTGTTGTTTGACGAGTGAAGATTTCAGCCGTCAGCAGCACCTTCCCAGATAAGCTGCTAACGGCTGTGTGCCAATTGCTTGGCGTGACTGTTGTAATAATTAAATACCTGCGTTGATTATACGAATCAATTCTTGCTGAGTCTTCTTTAGAGCAATAGGGCTCAATTTCTTTAGCAGTTTGGTTTTATTCATTTCTTGGATTAGAGAGTAAGAGTAAAGCCTTCTGATCTTTATGTTCCCAAATTTTGTCTTGAGTTTGTTACCTCCAGTTGAGCTTACCTGTTTCCAAATTGAATTCTTTGGCATGGGGTTACCATTCCCTTGTTTTGGGTTTTTTAATTTGAATACTCGTGGAATTACCTTGCCTCGGTAGCTGACCTTACCAACTCTTCTTTTTCCTCCTCTTACCCTTTTTATGTAACTATTTGTCCTTACATCTTTTACTCTATCCAGCGGTATATGTGTAGGATGAAACGTTATTACAGCCTCTTTTCTACCCCTATTGGCTTTGCTCACTTTTAATTCTCTGTTAACCACCTTCATTTTTTTTGGCTTAATTTGAGCAACAAGCTTTTTCCTCGCCACTGTCCTAGTGTGCGAGACTGCTTTGTTCACAGCCTTTATTTTTGCCCTTACGATGCGATTATCGATTCGCTCGAAAAAACGGAAGGTTGTTCTGAAATCGGTCTGGAGTTTTGTTAACATTGGAAAATTACAGCCATTGCCACATAAGTTGGCGGTTTGCCTCAACTACAATTGGTCTGCCCCACCTTTTGTACGCTCCGAGTTTGCCTTTTTCGGAGGGCGTCATGGCTGGTGCTTCTAGCGCTGCATGAAGACTCATGCCCATTGTGGAGACACGGTAACGCAGGCGAGCGCGCTCACGATTGCTTTGGCGTGCGTCCATATCGTCCACTTGGTATTTGCGGCACGCGCTTGCAATCCATTGTCCTGGGCGAAGCGCTTGTTTAGTGCGCCTAAATTTAATACCCTCGCGGTCTAAAATACGCTTCGCAGCCTTACGTGCAATTGGCAAAGGAAGTTCGCTTAGAGCCTCGTCAAGGGTGTCCCCCATGCGAGAACGTAATGCTAATACAGCTACATCGTCAGGACTCAGTTTGCCCATATAGCCA